GTAGGAGGGAGATTCAGTTCACTGCTCGACGCATGAAGCCTAATACTCAGGTTTATGGATTCTTTGATGGGGTTGATGTTAATGAATTCATGACTCCTAAATTATTGGAAATTTCCATGACTGAGGGGACTTTCCAAGTAGGAGAAACTGTAATAGGAACAATGCCTATTTCAGAAACTATTCCTGATAATTTTGAACCTTCTGTACCATATATTGAATTTAGAGTAGCTATTTGTAATCAGAAGTATGGACCTTATAACCAACCTACAGATTGGTATGGACAAGATCCTTATGATAGAGATAACGTAGTTCCTAGTTCCTATTCATCAACGAGTAGTATACTAAATGTTGATACATTCAGTCTTGCTAGCCAACTTCAACCACAATTCTGGGGATGGGTTAGGCAAGGAATGATCCTTAGAGGTCAAAGTAGTGGTGCTGTTGCAACTCTAACAAATGTACGACTTATTGCAGATGATAAAGGAACTGTAATTGGTTGTTATATGGTTCCTGATGGTAATATTCCAGGGAATCCTATATTTGAAACTGGTAGATCTACATTTAGATTAACCAGTAGTTCTACAAATGATAGAACTGGTGGTGTTGTAACAACTTCTGCAGAAGAGATATTCTATTCAGAAGGAAGTATTGATACTACTCAAGAAACAACTCTTTCTCTTAGAAATGCTAGAGTTGAGCATCAAGACTTTGAACAGACTAGAACTTTATCAGTGTCGTCAAGTGCTGAAGCGGGAGATTCTTCTACTTCAACTAGCACGACTACAGTTCAAACCACTAGAACACAACCTCCAAGAAGAGACCCTCTTGCACAATCTTTCTATGTTGATGATAAGACAGGAATATTCGTAACTAAGGTAGATCTTTACTTTAGAACTAAGGATGATACTTTACCTGTTTTCGTTCAGTTAAGAGAAATTCAAACTGGTCTTCCAACTACTAATATCCTTCCTTTTGCAGATATTGAGATTGCATCATCTGATGTTAATCTTTCAGATGATGGATCAGTTGCAACTACAGTTACATTTGATTCTCCAGTTTATCTGAATGGGGAAAGGGAATATGCGTTAGTTCTTCTATCTGACTCTACAGATTATACTGCTTGGATTTCTAGAATTGGAGAGGCGGATTTAACTAATAGTTCTAATCAGGAAGCTGGAACCATTCTTGTTACTGCACAGCCTTTATTGGGATCTCTCTTTAAGTCACAAAACGCTTCTACTTGGGATGCAAGTCAGTATGAAGATTTGAAATTCAAGTTGTATAGAGCAACATTTGATACATCAGGATCAGTTCAGTTCTTTAATCCAAAATTACCTACTGACGTTGAACTGCTTAGACAGAATCCTTTTGATATAGATTCCAGGACTCTGAGAATAGGAATTGGAACTACAGTTCAGGATACGGACTTTACATTAGGAAATCAAGTTATTCAATTGAAGAGTGATGCTACTGGTACTTATGTTGGTAGTGCTGGTACAGCTAAGACAATTCAAATTACTAACCCAGGTATTGGGTATACTCCAAGTTCAGGAGGAACCACTTATAGTGATGTAACGTTAACTAATGTTACAGGAAATGGTAGAAATGGAACCGCTAATATAACAATAAGTGCTGGAGTTGCAGTTGGTGCTACCATTGCGGATGGTGGAACTGGATATGCTATAGGCGATATGCTTACCTGTGATTCTATCGGTATCGCTTCAGTTGGAAGAGATATAAGGTTGAGTGTTCAGCAGATTAATGGTTCTAATGAAATCACACTAGATGAAGTTCAAGGAGACTTTACTGTTGGTGCTGGATATACTCTGACCTATATTAATCCTACTGGATTGACTACTGATCTTAATGCTGCCTATAGTGGAAATGTTGTTCCCACAGGAACTATCCAAACAGTTTATGATGGATTGCACTTTAAGGTAAATCAGAGAAACCATGGAATGCATTCTGATGTTAACCAAGTAACTATTCAAGGAGCTAAGTCTGACGTTTCACCTACAACACTATCTGCTAGCTATAGTTCATCTTTCACTGGAAATATTTCAGTTGGTGCTACTTCTAACTTTGAGAAATTTGAAAATGTTAGTGTTGCATCCAGTAATCCAGGATTTGCGAAGATCGGAAGTGAAATTATTAAATACACTGGAGTAAATGCTGATTCTGAATTGACTGGTATTACCAGAGCACAGAATGGAACCGTAGCATTCCCCCATGACGATGCAACTCTTGTTTATAAGTATGAAATGAATGGGGTATCACTTTTAAGGATTAATAAGACTCATACTTTAAATGAGGCATCTATTTCTGATCAGATTGGTTTAGATTATTACTATCTCAAAGTGGATGTATCGGAAGATACTGATCAGGGTACTACCAATAGAACTGGAGCATCTTTCCCTCAATTATACTTTAATGAAACGAAGAAGATTGGTGGATCAGATGTTAAGGCAACATATAATGTTCCATTCGATATGGTAACTCCTGAGGTCCAAGTTATTAATCCCAAGTATACTACTATAGCTTCTTCGGTCAGAACTGTTACTGGTCAGAGTGTAAGTGGAACCGAGTCCCCCTATCTTGATAAGGGATTCCAATCTATTGCTTTAAATACTACCAATTACTTTGATAGTCCACGAATTCTTGCTTCTAAGGTTAATGAGGATGCTCGATTAACGAATATGCCTGGTAAGAAGTCCTTCACTCTAAACATGGATTTCTTGACTACTGATTCAACACTTTCTCCAATGGTCGATTTGACAAAGACTAATGTTATCTTTACTTCCAATAGAATTAATAGACCAATTACTAATTATGTAAGTGATAAGAGAGCAAATACTATTCAGGATGATCCTAATGCTTTCTATTATGTTTCACGACCTATTGAATTGGAGAATTCTGCATCTACTATAAAAGTATTCATTACTGCTTCAGTTCATGAGTCAAATGACATTAGAGCATTCTATGCAATTCAGAATGATAAATCAGCTGATGTTATTTTCACTCCATTCCCTGGATATGATAATTTGAATTCACAAGGTAGTGTTATTGATCCTCGTGATAATAATGGAAAACCAGATGCATTGGTAACTAAGAATTCTTATTATGATTTTCTCCCTACTCCTAGGTCATTCAAAGAGTATGTATGGACTGCTGAGAAATTACCTTCTTTTGCAATCTTTAGAGTTAAATTGGTTATGACATCAACTAACCAGTCGATGCCACCTACACTTCAAGATCTCAGAGTTATTGCTCTTGCTTAATATGAAACGTAATTTAATCCCAGTGGAAGGAGAAAATTATCTCTTTAGAGACTCTACAAATAATGCTATTATTAATACTAATAAAGCAGAGTATGAGTCTTATATATCTAGAAAGAAATTTCACGACCATGAAAAGGATAGACTTGATCACTTAGAATCTGAGATTGGTGAAATTAAATCACTACTTAAAGCCTTAGCAGAGAGAAGCAACTAATGGCAAAACATTCTTTTAAATTCGATCCAGATGCAGGAGTTGCTCAGGGTGTTAATATAGTAATTAATGGGGGAGCAAACTATAGGGATCAATATAATATAACAGATGTAAATAGCAGTGCTTTTGATTTTACGGGGTGGACAATATCTGCTCAAATGGTAAAAAGTGTTGCTGTAGGAGCAACAGAACCTGCTAGCGCAACTTTTGTAGTGGGATTTTCTAGTGCTGCAGGTGGGGAATTTATCAGTTCCTTAGCACATAATGTCACTGGAAATTTCAGTGAAGGTAGATATTTTCATAATATTTTAGTAAGTTCAGGTTCAACTGTTTACAATCTCGCTGCTGGCAGTGTCAAGGTCAATGCGGGTATTGCTTCAGCGCCTTCATAAATATATCAGGGATAAATTGTCTCCATGCGACCATCAAGTAGATCAGATTTTAAGACATATTGCTTAAGAAAGCTAGGTGCTCCTGTTTTGGAAATTAACCTTGCTACAGAGCAATGTGAGGATTTAATTGATGATGCTCTCCAAATGTATCAGGAGAGGACTTTTGATGGTGCAGCGAATTGCTTTTTAAAGTATAAACTCACTCAGGCAGATATTGACAGAGGAACTGCAACCAATCAAACAGGTACTAGTAATACTGCTGGAATAACAACAACCAGTGCTACTTCTACTACCATAGCTGGATATGGAACTACCACTTCCAACTGGTATGAAACTAGTAATTTCTTACAAGTTCCACCAGAAGTATTGGGAGTAACAAAGATTTTCCATTATGATGGAAGTAACACTATAACAAATAATATGTTTAGTGTTAAATATCAGTTATTCTTGAATGATGTATATTATTGGGGATCTACAGAAGTTTTAACTTATGCAATGGTGAAGACTTATCTTCAAGATATAGAATTCCTTTTAACTACACAGAAACAAATTAGATTTAATAAAAGACAAGATCGATTATACTTAGATGTTGATTGGGATGCCTTGAGTGCAGGGGATTTTCTTATTATGGATTGTTATAGACTTCTTGATCCTAATGATTACGATAGGGTCTGGAATGATCAGTTTTTAAAACTTTATGCCACTGCATTATTTAAAAGACAGTGGGGACAAAATTTACTTAAGTTTGGAGGGGTAAAACTTCCTGGAGGGATAGAATTGAATGGGCGTCAAATATATGATGATGGTCAGAGAGATATTGACCAGATCATGGAAAGGATGTCTAATACTTATGAACTTCCTCCGTTAGATATGATAGGTTAAGGCTATGGCACTTAATCCCTATTTCCAACAAGGAGCTACTAGTGAACAAAATCTTGTTCAAGATTTAATTAATGAGCAGCTTAAAATTTATGGTGTAGAGATATATTATCTTCCAAGACAGTATGTAACTAAGAATACTGTAATAAATGAAGTTATTGAATCTAAGTTTACGGATGCATATCCGATAGAAGCATATGTAGATACTTATGAGGGATATGAAGGTGTAGGAACTCTTTTATCTAAGTTTGGGATTCAAGAATTAGATGATTTGAATCTTATTATTTCTCAAGAGAGATATGCGAATTACATAAGTCCACTTATTAAAAATATTCCTAATATTGAATTATCTACCAGACCTAAAGCAGGAGACTTAATATACTTCCCATTAGGTGATCGTTTATTTGAGATTAAGTATGTAGAGCATGAAAAACCTTTCTACATGCTACAGAAGAATTATGTTTATGAATTAAGATGTGAACTCTTCCGTTATGAGGATGAGGTTGTCGATGATGTAGTGATCGATCAGGGTTACATCCAGACTCTTACAATGGTTGGAACTGGTGTTACCGCTACTGCGATTACTGGTATTGTCACCGACGGTGGATTGAGAAGTGTTACTCTAACTGATAGAGGAAGGAATTATGTAACTTCTACCTCTACTCAATACCCACCAAGAGTTGCTATTTCCTCAGCACCATCTGGTGGTTGGAATGCAGTTGGAATTGCAACATTGATTGATAACACCATTAACTGCGATGGAGTGTTAGATACTAAAGTTCAAGGTGTTGAGATCAGAAATCCTGGGATGGGTTACACAATGGCACCTGGTATACAATTCATCCATAATACAGGTGTAGGGGCTGCTGCAACAAGTGAAATCGCTGATGGCACTCTGGGTATCGTCACTATTACTGAAGGAGGTTCTGGATATGTTACAGAACCGCTGGTAACTATCGCAGCACCTGGAGTAGGTACTACTGCTAGTGCAAGGGCAGTTATAAGTTCTGCCGGTATCGTTACTGCTATTAGATGGACAGATGCTGGTGTAGGTTATACTACTGGAGATACTCCTACTATCACGATTGGATCTCCAGATATGAGCAGCACTGGAAACTATACTGTTAATGAGCAGGTGGTGGGTTCTATTAGCGGTGTAAGTGCATATGTTAATAGTTGGGATAGCTCAACTAATGTGCTCACGGTTAAGATTGTAGATGGAACCTTCACACAAGGAGAGAATCTGGTAGGTCAAGAGAGTGGCTCAAGTAGAGAACTCAGGGTCCTCAATCAGGATGATATAGTTACTCCTTATGCTAAGAATGATGAGATTGAAGTAGCAGCAGATGATATTTTAGACTTCACCGAGAAGAACCCATTCGGTACTCCCTAAATAGCTAATAAACTTTTGAGTAATGTTTGAGTATTTTTATCACGAAATATTAAGAAAAACCATCATATCTTTTGGTACATTGTTTAATGGGTTAAGCATTAAGCACAAGGATAGTGATGATGTAGTGGGAAGTGTTATTCGAGTTCCATTAGCATATGGACCCACTCAGAAGTTTTTGGCACGATTGGAACAGTCTCCGGACTTGAATAAGCCAGTTCAAATAACATTACCAAGAATGTCATTTGAATTCATTGGAATGACTTATGATCCCAGTAGAAAAGTAACTACCACTCAAACATTTCTTGCTGGATCTTCTGCTGATAAAGCAGTAGAGAAAAAGGCATATATGCCTGTTCCTTATAATATGCAATTTGAGTTAAGCATCATGTCTAAGTTGAATGATGATGCTTTACAGATTGTTGAACAGATACTTCCTTATTTCCAACCAGCATATTCTTTAAGTGTAGACCTTGTAGAATCCTTAGGAGAGAAAAGGGATATACCTGTGATTTTGGAAAATATTACTATGGTGGATGATTATGAAGGAGATTTCTCTACCAGAAGAGTGTTATTATACACACTAAGATTTAGTGCAAAAACGTATCTATTTGGACCTGTTCAATCCACTACTACAGATATCATTAAGAAGGTTTCTATTGGATACATTGCCGCAGAATCTTCTGGACTTGATTCCCGCACAGGGGGAAGGGATGTTACATATTCTGTTACTCCTAGAGCAACGAAGAATTATGATGGGGTAGTTGCTACCAACTTAACAAATGATATTAGTTTGGCAGATACTTCATTCCTTGTTAATAGTGGAACTGCTCTTACCGAAAACAAATACATTGTTATCGATAATGAATCCATGTATGTGGATAAGATAAGTGGAGATAAGATAACTGTGTTGAGAGGACAAGATGGCACAACCGCAGCAGGGCACGTTGCTGGTAGTGATATTGGTAAGATAACAGAAGCAGATAATGTCCTTATTGAAGTTGGAGATGACTTTGGATTTGATGGCACTTACACATGACAAAGAATTTTACTAAATTAGATAAGACTTTTAACGTAGAACCTGTAGAGGAAGAAGTATCCTTAGCAGAACCAATAACTTCTACAATTGAAAGAGAGAAACCTACTCGTCTTACTCAAGATGATATAACTAAAGATTATGAGTATACAAGAGGTAATCTTTATAGTATAATTGAAAAAGGACAAGAAGCTATTAATGGTATTTTAGAACTTGCTCAAGAAAGTGAAATGCCTAGAGCCTATGAAGTTGCTGGTCAGTTAATTAAAAGTGTCTCTGATGCAACAGATAAATTGATGGATCTCCAGAAGAAATTGAAAGATGTGGAAGAGGAAAGTAGTAGTAAAGGTCCATCTACGGTCAACAATGCTCTCTTTGTAGGATCAACAGCAGAGCTTGCAAAATTAATTAAGACAGGTGATCTTAGCGGTTCGTCTAAATAAAACAGGGAGAGAAATCCCGAAGTACCAGAACTACTAATAACATGTCTGACGACAAGAATTTACCGTCAATAGATGATTTTATAGAAGATCCAAATGACTTACCATCAGTTGATGATCTGTTGTCTGAAGAAGATTTACCGTCTGTAGAAGAATATATTGAGAAAGAAAAAGAAGATCTAGCACCTTGCTCTGTAGAGGAAGAAGAAGTAGAAGCAGAGGAAGTAAGCGATCTCACAGAAGTAATACGTCTTATTAATGACGTTAGAAGGGATATTCCTGATGTTCCTGAAATTAAGTATTATGATGAAGAATTAAGGGTTCTCTCTGAACAACTTATAGAAGTTAGAAAGAGTATACCAGAAGTTCCCGAAGTAAAAGATTACGATGCAGAAGTAGAAGCAATATGTGGATTAATTGATTCTGTTAGGGAGGATGTTTCAGGTATACCTGAAATAAAATATTATGACGACCAGATTGATGCTTTAGAAGATAAAGCAGAGCTTCTTAAACAAGAGATTATTAATCTTCCTGAAATAAGGCACTATGATGAAGATATTAAATCTCTAAAGGAAGAACTCAAAGAAGAATTGTGGGAAATTAAAAATACCACTATTCCCGATTTTAAGTGGATTGGTAATACCTTTGATGTAGTCCATGAAAATGTTGAGACTATTCAAGGTAATTTAAGCGATCTTAAAGATAAGTTCGATCAGGATATTCAGAATTTAGCAGAAGATCTTGATACTAAAGACTTTGAAAAGAGAGTCGATATTAATGAAGTTAAAGAGAATTTAAAGGAAGCTAAAGATAAGATATATGAGGAATTAAAAGAGGTTGCTTTAAGGATATGGGAACATCGCGATCAATTCAAAGATGATGATAGGAAACTGAAGAAGTTTGTTCTAGGGAAATTTGAAGTTCTTAAGAATAATGTCAATGAGCAAATAGATGAATTTAATA